GGTTAGCTTGTCGAAGCCTTCCGTACGATTGCGCTTGAGTGCGCCAAATGAATCTGACATTGTATTTCTCCTGTATGCGTTGTATCGCGTTATATTACGTTTTATCAAATTTAGAAAGAATAATCTCTCTATACTTATTTATGTCAACATTGAGAAAGGGAGAGTACTTTGTTGCCTTTAATTTAATGTCGGGCCACATAATATCGTTCTCCAATTCCTTATCCCAATAGTTGAATATATTAACACATTTATTAATTAAAGTCAACGTTTCAATGCAAATATCTTTGCGCATGTATAACCTCAACAAATAAGGGTGTTCATTCTTAGGAACAATAATGTTATCATTAAAGTCCTCTTTCATTTTACTTAGATCACTTTTAAAGACATAACTAAGCGATTGTAGTCTTTTCTTATAGTCCATATAGACTTCATTAGCTTTATCATCTCTAATATCTCCTATGTAAAAATCATCATTGCCAACAAAGTTAGCAATAAGAAACTCGATTGGATCTTTTTGTTTACTTAGCTTGTAGAAAAAGTATTTGTCTTTTCTAGTTTCAAATGTAGTACGCCAAGCCTTAACCTTACCATTGTATTTTATGTAGTCATAGTTCTTGTCACTAAAATGAGATTTTAGTGCTAAGTATTTTACGTATGCTTCATATGGTTCCACTCTTCTTATAGTACCTCTAATCGACTGGTAGTCTGCTTTTCTTTTCAACAAGATGTAAATGCTCCGCGTCTTCGTATAATATAGCTTTTAGTTTTTGATTCCTTTGTATCAATGATGCAATGGTCTCTGGTTCAATTTCTTCATTGTGTGCGAGAAACTCTTGTACAGCTTCTAGGTGAGTAACAGTGCCGTTACTTTCATCAACTATCTCGTTTATTACTTTTGCAAATGCAGCACTACTTACTACTTTTAATTCTACTTTCTTGGTCATACTATTTCATATGGTAAATTGTATAGCTTCTTTCTATACTTCTTATAAGGATCAAGATTTCTCTGTCTTATAGTGTTAATTAAATCTGATGCACCTTTTTGTTTACTACTTTCTTGTCTAATATAAAAAGGATCTCTCTTTGGTGTCTTAACTACAAGTCTATGATCGTCGTCATCAGATAACAATTCATAGTCCCATTCTTTAACTCCTGGACGGCCAATTCCTAAAAAGAATTCAGCATCTCCGTGCCTTACACCTTGAAATTCTATATCATAACCACCTGTAGACCAATATGCTTCTCTAGTCATAATCCAGCAATTAGGATGTGTCTTATATTTTACAATACCTTTTGGATCAAGTAGTTCATATGAAGTCATATCTTCTGGTACTTCCATGTCTCCTTTTGGTACATAATACATATTGTCTTTAAGTTCTTTCTCAAATCTTAGATGATAAAACATTCCTGGTGATTCATATGTGTCTGCATCCATAATCAATGCCCAATCAGTCTTAACATATTTCATTGCAAGGTTTCTACATGCATGAGAGTTAAAACCAATGTCTTGCATAACATCAATACCAGTTAAATCAAATCTTGATCTATGAACCTCAATAGTCTTTCTAAATGCTTCCCTGCCCTCTTCATGTCCATCGTTTACTACTATGACTCTTGGACGACATGGATACTTCTGCATCATTCTATTATAGAATTCCATTTGATTATACAAATGAAGTTCTTGTCCATACCACGTAAAGACAACTGTAATGTCGTTATAAGTTTTACCTATTTTTCTGTTAACCATTTATACTCTTCGTTCCATATATCACTATACATGGTTTCTTGATAATTGTCAAACCATGGACCACCATCTGTGTAATGAATTGCTTTAGGATTCTCTAAATGATAATAGTCATCCATACAATTCCATTCTAATGGTAATGATCCAATGTCTTCATCATCTAACCATCTAAATTGATGGAAGTCGATGCCTGGTCTATAATTGTTTAGATAGTGTGGTGTTAATGTACTGTTCTTTGGATGTTCGTTATTGAATAATGTAAAGCTAGCCCAGTTCTTTCTATATGCTCTATGCTGAGCAATACCATCCATTTTAATTTGACTGTTAGGAATGTATCCTGGATGCTTAACTACATAAACTGCTTTACTTGGATCAACGTTTTCTAATATCTCTAATGGATCAGCTAAGAAAACAAAATCACAATCAACAAAGAAACTCCATCCTTTGTAATCGCTTAGGTAAGGAACCCAAAATCTTGTAAATGTAAAATCAGTAGACTGAGGTTCGCCCCAATCTCTATTATATTCTGGTATGTCTTGGCTTCGAAGTTTTACGATATCAATATTTGATCTTCGCTTGATTGAACTTTCACATACTTCGTATGCTTTATGTTCTCTCTCCTCGTAACCTATGTATATTTGGCTCTGTGAGATAGTACTCATAATTCTGTTTAACCTCCTCTCTCTTCTCTATGGACTTTTGAAATAATTCTTCTATACTGTCTGGATTAAAGTCTGTCCAATACTCAAATCTAATACACCATGGAAATGCTCTTTCTGTTAATGCCTTTTTACTAAAGATAATCATAGGCAATCCTAACATCCTTGCAATCCACATATGCGCACCATGGTATCCAATAACACCTCTACAGTTCTTCATTGTTTGAATTACTGCATCCATCTTATCACTATAGTGTACATATTTTAAATTCCAGTTACGCTTTTCTATTAGACCACCAACTTTCGGCCAAGCATAACCACTAGGTGTATTTGCTAACGGATCTTTCCATGCTTTATGTCTATCATATTCTGCCCAAGTCTCTGCATGCTCCATACTTGTTACCATGACAATCTTTCTGTATGAGTCATGCTTAACCTTACCATCATTACTTCCAAATGCAGCGAACCTTAAGTTATGACACTCAAAGTTATTTGTATCATAGTCGTTGTGGTTGTATCCTAACTTACTATTGTAAACATGTTCAATCTTTACTTCATAGAACACTGGCTTGGTCATATAGTTCCAAGTAATGTCAATCCATTCTTGTATTGTTTCTTTGTCTTCTGGTTTATACTTTTTAGGACTATCGTATGGCCAATGAAATCTAAGAATAACATCTGTGCTATTCTTTTCTGCTAGATTCAATGCATAAGATATTGGACTGATAATGTCTCCATATCCAATCTTACCTTTCCAGTTTATTATTAATGGATCAGCTTGTGTATGCACAAACTTGTTTTGATAATCTTTGAATGGATTATCTTGTCTTATTTCTATTTCAGGATTGTTTGGCATATTATAAGTTTCTCAAATTAAAAGTGATATCGCAGCCCCTCGTTAGTACCCACGCTCGTATATCCGACTGTCCTCCCGCTCCACGACAATCTTACCGCTACCTACTCTACCAGACTGAGTAGGCGAATATATTGGTATTATACCCAGGTTCATACCTAAAGTCAACACCAACTGAATGACATTGTTGCTCTTTCTCCATAAATTATTGGAGTATGCCATGTACCAGCTCTGATATATATAGCATCTCCTGGTTGTAGAGTATATGAAGTATGTTTTTTCTCTCCATAAGGACTCTCAACACAGTAAGATATATTATTCCACATCTGTACAATCAAGACATCCATTGTATCTTTATGTCTGCCATACTGATGTCCATGCTTAACCCAATTTGCATATATGTGAGTATTCTTTACTCCATACAAACTGGTCATTACTTTTCTAGTAGACTCAAATGCTCCTAAAAAATGTCCTTTAAATTGAAGCCATCTATTGTTATAGTTAGCTTCATTATCTTTCGTAATCCAACCATTCTTTCTTGCATACTGATACTGTTGTACTACTTCTAATGCTGTTGGATTAACTTGAATTAACTGAGGAATATAAACGAACCCTTGTTCGTATCCATCTTCTATAATTGTTGGATCAGCTTTTATCTTTCCTTCAAATTGTTTCACTTCTTAGCAACCCTATGAGCTACTCCAATTCGTTCTGCTCTCTCATCAGCATAGTACCAACTTACCAATACTAATCTTTTACCTTTTTCTACTTGACATACACCATGCAATAAACTTCTATCGTATACCATTGACTGTCCTTTTTCAACTGGAACAATCTTTGGTACTGCTCTTTGACCGTCCATCATATCACCTTTGATATATTGGTCATCTTGTTTCTGTTTCTTTTGATATGGTAAATGAACAATTGTCTCACCACCCACTAGATCAACTTCATCTAAAAGTGTTACGATTGTTAATCCTATCTCATCATCATTGTCTGTATGCATTTTAGTAAATGCACCTTCTTCATACATTAGAAAGTAATGACTGTATACTTGTTTGTCTGCATACTTTCTTAACTTTTGAAATGGCCCAGCTTCAAAGTGTTCTGATCCTATAAGTCTTTTGTCTAATTGAAATAAGTTATAATCTTGATAAGCCTTTCTTTGTTTTAAAGATTTGTATAAAGAGATTAGATTGACTCTATCATTTTCGTCGATTATATTTTCAACTTTGTAATCCATATCTGTATTATATATCTCTGTACCATTTAAAGTCAACGAAAAAACCTCCCCGAAGGGAGGTCAAAATCGTCAAGTGCGTTGAGCTATCCTTGCGGATCCAGACTAGGCTGCGTTAGCAAACTCCAGAGCAGTCTCAAGTGCGTTGACTTTTTTATTTTTATTAACACCATACCAACTTGACGCTAGTCTTGTGTCATTTTCTCTTCCGAGAACGTGATCTGTCATATATGTGACAGCGTTGAATGCTTGCCAGTATGAACCTTCAGCAAAGTTAGCACCAGGCTGAGTCTTTACTACGTTCATTGCTGTCTTAGCATTTTTAGAAGCATACTTTTCAAAGTCTGCTACTGACTTAGGATCAAATCCTACACCTTTCACTTTAGGGTTCTGGTTAGGGAACACTGTAGCGAAGTATGTTCTTAAGCTATCGTCAGTAAATCTCTTAGAAGATAAGAATGTAGCCATATCTTTGTATGTTTCCATTTTACCTTTAGCAATTCCTAACAACTCTTTAGCTTCTTGAGCATCAAATGCTTTCTTGTGGTTTAAAGAAACTTGATAGTCTCCTTTGTTAGCCAAAGAAAGAGTCAATGTATTGTTACAAACAACTCTAATAGGAGTAAACCTAATATCAACTGCTCGTCCATACATGTGAGGGTTAGTTAGAAGAAGATAAGAATCAACTCTATCATCACCATTAATAGTAAAGTCATCTTTTACTTTTGCCAAGCACCAGACTCTTTTACCGTCTTGAAGAGATCCAGCTGTGTGCATCTCCATGTCGCCAGCTTCTACAAACTCTCTAAAGAATTCAAAAGCGTCAGCGTTTTGAACTGGAACCCAGTTCT